GTCTATACCCAGAACCAGAACCAATATCGTAAGGATCCCAAAGATCCCCGGTCCTAAAAATATTCCAGGCCCGTCTGATTCTAGTAAGAATTGTATCTGGCACTACATTATACCTCCTTCTTCGTTGGCCTCAATTTAAATTAAATCCCTCTCTTTATTAGAAGCTGGCAATACCAACTCGTACCCAATTTGCATCAGCTATGGTGTTATCATCTAACGCCATATAAATATAACTGGAATCTACTTGCATGGTTCCTGCTACTCCGACGGTTCCATCTACTCCACCGTCCAATTCGGTTGCGGCACCGGTAAATGCACCATTAGCACAAGTCTCGGCGAGGGTAATATCATTACCAGCTTCACCAGCTACATCTGCGGTTAACTCAACCACATCACCGGCTCCATCGACAGCGCCTACGCCCTCAGTATCAAAGGCTGTAACCGCGACGACAACGGCTGTGACAGCATCGGCCTGTACACAATCTGCGCCAGATGCAAAGGTTACTCCGCTAAACTGGTTGCTACCTGTGGTGAATGAAGATGTGGATTCATATGCATCAGCAGCTGTTCCACCAATCAACGCGGTTATAACAGCGTCATTACCGCCAAAGGCAGCACAACTCACCAACGGGTGAGCATCATTATGGCCATCGGTGCCATTAATAGCTTCCACAATTGCAGCTTGACCGGATGCTAAGTCTGTTCCGATAGTAACTTCACCATCAGCATTAGCTGTTCCGTCTGGAACGAAGGTGTATTCTTTACCTTCTAAAGTCATGGTGTCGCCACTTGTAACCTGAGTATCGATAGTGAGAGTCACTACTGATCCAGTCACATAGCCGGTAATATCAACCGCCAAATTACCTGGGGCAGTTAATGACTGAGCATCATCTGCCAAGAATTCATAAATATCCGCGCCGATGGACACAGTTTCTCCATCAATTGCAACCCCGTCGAACGTAAGGTCCATAGCTGCAGCCACGGCATTCACCGGGGTGCCTGGTTTTCCTTGAAGGTCGATAAGGTCTTGAACTTCATCCCCCAAAAACACGTTTCCGTTTACTACGCGTGATAGCTCGTTAATAACTCTTTGTTCAGTGGCCGTTAGATCGTTCATTTTTAAAACTCCTTTAAAATTAGTCTTGCATTACGCCTCTCGTACAGGAACTACAAGAGTTTTAGATAATTTTCTAGCATCACTGGTTGTAATGACGCAAAGTATGGAGTAATTTTCGTCAACCGTGCCACCAGATAACCAAATAGTAGCAACAGTATCTTCCTCGTAGGATATACCAGCGATAGATACAGCCGCTTGATTTACGCTTTCTTTGGTTATGTCTTCAGGAACAGTCCACTCTACAGAAGCAATTGTTGCCCCCTGTAACTCTCCATGGTCTTCTCTACTTCCATCATTAAGTCCAGTCAATTTATCACACCAAACCCAAAAATAGGGTTCTTTATCGTCTGGATCTTTGCTGGGTAATATGGTTGTCATAAACCTCCTTATGCTCGTTTATCTCTGAATACTACTCCAAAACGCTTGTCACGGTATACTATGCCAAAAGCATTATCACCCTTAGCAAAAATATACAAAGATTGTGGTTCAGCTATAATAGCAACCACCTTTAACAAACCAACGTTGTTAAACAACATCGCGTTATCTGCTAGAGATACACTGTTTGTTTTTGCAAGTGTGACTAACTCAGAAGCTTCAAACAACTCAGCCATACTTAATCCGTAAAAGGAACTAAATATAACTGATTCATCACTGATCCTTTGAGCAGCCGCACCTAATCCATAAAAGGAACTAAGACTGGTTACTTCGTTGCTAAGCACTTGAGAATATGACGTAATACCTAGTAATCGAGCAAGTATTACACTCTCGTTGATTTGTCCTTGAGTTTCTTCTAAGACAATTAGCGCACCTGTATGTCCTAAATTAATTAGGTCGTACACTGTGCCTAAACTAGCAGCAGGAATAGAGTTAACTCGATTTAAATTAATTAACTCTCCACTAATCACTTGAGAATATAACGTCGTACCCAATAGTCGAGCAAGACTTACATTCTCGTAGATTGGTATTGTAGTGTCTTCAAGGACGCTTAATCCGAATAGCCTTGCAAGTGTTACGCTATCATTAGTTAGTGCTTGAGAATATGACATCAAACTCGCTAAGCGAGCAAGACTTACACTCTCATTACTTTGTTCTTGAGAACTCGAAAGTATACTCCTCAAATATGCAAGACTTACACTCTCATTGATTTGTGGTTGAGAACTTGAAATCATACTCGCCAATCGAGCAAGACTTACGTTCTCCTCAATTGGCGCTGCTAGAAGGTCTTCAAGAACGCTTAACCCACGTATGTGTCCTAAATTAATTAGGTCGTACTCCGTGGTAAGACTGGTAACAAGAATAGAGTTAATTCGATTTAAACTGACTAACTCTACTCCATTAACCAGAGTTGATGGTGAAATATCACTGTTTTTAGCTAGTATGGTAGTCTCTTGAAGATTTCCTAACTCTGATGCGCCTTGATCTTTAAATATAGCCAAACCAACAGATTCCTCTACAGGCACAGCTACAGCATCAGGTACTGATAATTCAGCCCAACTCCAGTCAGTAGTTTCGCTTCCACCTTGATTCGTAACTAAACGAAATCTAAGATCTGCATAGTCTGTTATGTTTGCAGCATTGACTAAAGTTCCAGCATGCAAAGTAAACAAATCTCGAACAAGATTCACATTGTCCAGTAACAACTCAATTAAAGTTGTCCCCTCATACAAAGAGGCAGAAATTTTTTCCTTACCACCCCCACCAACTGATCGCAGTCTTAAACTCCAATCGTGATTGGCATCATCAAGGGGATCATTAACTGCTGACAGTTTAACTTCGGCCGTTACACCAGACCCCGTCCCTGTGATCCAATCTGCATCAAGGGGAGTTACTTCATCAAGTTTTTCCCATAAAGGAGTAGTAACCCATTCGGTTGTTATGTCTGAACTAGGTCTAGCAAACTGCGCCATGACTTACCTCCGATTAGGATGCTGCTGCTGTGCAGGTGACTGTCACATTCAACACGTCATTATCGATAAGAGCTCGGTCCTGGGTGAATACTCCACCACCATACAAAATCCCCGTTACTCCGCCTTTAACATCAACATCTACAACAAAAGCACCACCAAAAGTTATTGTGGCACTAATTGTAAAGACAGCTTTGGTCCCGCTATTATCGACACTTTTTCCTGATACAGCACCAAGAACTAATGTTGGACGTTCAGTTTCATCATACTCTGTTTGTTCTGTCCAACCAGCATGAGCACCAGCCATGGTATCTCCAGGATCAAATGTGGGAGCTGCGTCCGTTAGCCCAACGTACCAGGCTGCAGTATAACCAGATCCCTTCAAATGTTTATCCAGAGAATCGTTTAATCCAGCATCTACAACAAGATTGTCGAATTCTTCAATCCATAAAGGCACTAATTTGCCATTTATTGGTCGAAAGGCCTCAATCTTATAATGGGTTTTTAAACCTTTCACCCCAATTGGAAGAACCGATTGAGCAATAACACCAGAACTAGCCTTAATATCGTTTACACGTTTTTGTTTCATTGTTAAAACCTCCATTAAAATTATTCAAAAGAATCCTTGTTTGCTTTGTATGCTACATATGCATCCATCATGGCTGCGACGGGATCGATTTTTTGCTCATAACGCTTCTTCAATAACTTTCGATTACCATTGGTATCCTCAAGCGTAATTGCATTTCCCATTGCGAATGTCATTAACTCTTGATCGAATAATAACATCCGCTCTTCTGCTAGCATTTTTAATTCTCCAAGCGGAACACTTTCTGTCCTAGCTCCTTGAATTACTTTCTCAATCCCGAAGGGACCATTTTCTGTTTCCCAACGCTCAACAAATTCTTTAGCATTATAGGGATCAAACCCTAAACAGTTTACGTCATAGCCTAAATTTTCAATAAAGGCATCTAGATCATCATAAACCTCCATCATGTCAAGAATAGTTCCCTCTAAAACCATGAGACTAGTCTCTTCTAAGAATTGATCGTATTTTGTACGTACAGCAAGTGGTAATTTCTTTAGCGTTAACGATGAAATATAACATCTAGTCTTGATGCCGAAATTGCCGTTAGACAATGGAAAGAAGAATGTAAATGCACAGAAATCGTCTCCCTGTGAAAGATCTGCACCAAGTGAGCAGGGAAGTTCCCAAAAATCTCGTTTACGATGCGGAAGAGTTTCTTCGTAAGTGAAGAAATAAGTATACCCTTCCATCGGAATTCCAAATCTCTTAGCGAGAATATCATTCCTTGCGGCAGGCACTTTCTCAGCTCTTTCTACATCGCGTTGGTACGTTTCATAGGTTACAGTTTTCCCTAAATTTGGATTGGCCTTTGGCCACATACTAGGATCATTAACTTCTTCTATCTCATCAAGACGGTAATAGAATATAGACACATGCGGGTTTATGTAATCACCCTTAAGTATGTCCAGTAACTCCATCTTAATTGTATCACCACTACTATTACGGATTGTTCCTTCGGAGCTCATAGCAACTATTAGATAATCATCTAATTTAGAAGCTCCTTGTTCAATTGCTCCGACTACATCTTCCCGAATATCCCCAGAAAGCCATTCATCAATTGTAGAGACAAATGGACGTAGACCCTGAAGCTTATTGATAGACATTGGACGTATTTCACATATTGAGCCCGTAAGAAAGTTCTCAATACCTTTCTTGGTAGATGCAAGTTTCTGTCGCAAAGCTTTAGACCCAGTAGTATTCTGGATAGAGCCTTCTGTCAAAAACTTAAACAACGGACCTCTGGCTCGCACAATTGAAGTACGCATTGGAGACATTACTTCTTCGGCCTGCTTCATCGTAGGAGCAGTCGTTATTTGATGCGTTGTGGTTGTATTAACGTTTAGAAAATAGTTTTGTATCAATGAGCCGTACATCGATTTAGCCGCACCTCGTGCAACTATCAAATACTGCTTATTAACTAATCTTTTCTTCAATCTTTTTCTAACGTATTTACCTCCTCGATTATTCGCTGTTGGAACAAACACTGATCTTTCTACAAAGTAGTACCAGCCGAAGATTTGTTCCGCCCATAGCTTAAAGCTTGGTAACAATGCTAAGTCGCTACCATCGGTTAGTGTCAATTCTGCTTCACAAAATTTAATAAAACCGTGTATAGCTTCGCTATCGTAATAGATACCCGGGTTTGCAATGAGTTTGTCTATTCGATTCATTTCTAACGAAATTTGTTTACAAACTGGCAGATTGCCGTTAAGTACCTGTTCGCGGAATTCTCCATAATACTGTGGGACTGCTTTGTTAGAGAATACCATAAGCTATCCTAATACTCATCTTGAATAGTGAGTTCTTTTTCAAACAGTTTATTCCAATATTTATTGGCACTTGCTTCGTCAAACTTTTTACCCCATTTCTTAGCTGATGCTTTATCATCTCTTACTAAAGTTTTAATCAGCTTTTTGGTATCTTTAGCTCTTTTCTGGGCTGCCGCTTTCTTACCTGCTGCTTTCTTCTCGGCTTTAGCAAAACGTTTTTCGGCGTTCTTCTTGAATTGCTTAGTCAACTTACTGCGCCCGCTTTTAGTTAGTACCGAATTGTTTTTGTCAAAGACTAAAGTTTTAAACCCTTTACTGCCCGAAAGTTTACCCACAGCCGCTTTACCTTCAGTCACAGCAGCCTTTCGGCCTTTTGGATAGATCAAACTTGTACTCGGGTCACCTTTTAAAAAGCGTGATCCAGCACCGCGAGCCTTTCGAACGCCCCACCGCATACCCTTAGTGCCGTAATGTGAAATGACTCTAATATCAGGCATGTTATTAACCCCCCTCCAAAATTTTCTTTGCGTACTTGGTGGCGTACTTGGTGCCAACCTCGGTGATAGTCTGTTTTGCAATATTACCAAGAACTCCCGCAACTGCCTTACTTGCTTTTGCAGTAGCAGAAGGATTAAGTTGAGAAAATTGCTTTTCCAAACTCAGTCTTGCGTTAACTGTTTTTAACTCATCGTTTGTTAACTCGAAGGCTTTCTTTTTACTTAATTTTCTCGAAGTCTTCGACTCTGAGCTAGAAGAACGTTTTCCTTTCGTTCGTACACCCCACCGCATACCTTTAGTGCCGAAATGTTTAATTGCAATTGCGGCTTTTACATAAAGTTCATTTTTCATAGCGATTACTCCGCTGGTACAAGATCAGGATCTACTTCGATCATTAATCTCCAAGCTAATTCTATTAATTGTCTTTCAAAAGCGGCCAATAAGAATGAAGTTCCCGGAGGATCAAACTCTAATTTGGCTTTCATTAGAATATAGCTTTTTACTCCTTCGATGTTAGTAACTTCGTCGAATAAATCAGCCCAAGTAGCAGTATCATCTGAAATACTAAACCCCCCATCAGGACCGATACCTAATTGGCTCACAGCCATTAACGCGCTGTTAATTGCAACGAGTAGTTCTTGATCGAAGTCCGTGAAATCTGGTAGAATACCCAACGATGTACGAATAGTTTTTAAAATACTAGTTTCCATAGTCATAGTATCTCCTTATTGACGCCAAGGTACCATATCATCTGGACGCCGTACAACCATCGGTTTTGGTAACAAACTTTCATCTCCATAATGGATCGCCATGTGTGTATTATGGCTTGTACAGATCAAAAAGTTCGGATCAAACATTATGTCATCAACGTTCTCTATTTGATCTTCGGTAATTGGGTTTATGTGGTGAACAACAATCTGATCAACAACCTCATAACCCGGAATACCAAGATCACAACCACTATCTCGTATAATTACTTCATCTCTAACGCTCCTCCATACAGAAGACCGATAAAGAACCTGCGTGAGATAGCGGTCATAACCAAAGGTGTCTTGACCCACAGTTCCACGGAGTCTAAGATAATTGTACCTCGATCTAAAAGTTTTTAGTTTACATAACTCCCTGTGAGTTCTAATCATCGATATCACCACCTTCATTCTCATTACCTTGATACGAGCGCATGGCTTCTAAAGCTTCTTTGTATAGCTCTTCTATTCTTTGTGCCGAAGCAAGTGCTTCCGTCTTAGCCTTTAAAAGCTCATTCTCTTGTTTTAGTTTTTCCATTTCAAGCTTAGCTCGCATAGTTCCTATTTTCAGAAAGTGGGTCATTACTTGTGAAGATGCAGTCCCAGCAGAGAGTTGTTTTGCGGCCAAGTCAATAGCCATCCCAATTAACTGGGATTCTCGGGCTTCGACAGTCTTCGCGGGGGCACCCCGTGTAGTTGGCCTCTCTCGTTTTTTTTTGGGTGCATCCATTTTGAAATTTTAGCTCCTTTACTAGTTAAATGAAGGTGATTTCTGGAAACAATTCTGGATGAGCTTTAACAAGCCGATCCAACATCTCTTCCGGAGTAAGGTTGATAGGTTCAACAGCATCAAACGTTTCAGTATGCTGTAAAGCAGTAAGCCATGCCGAATTCTTAACAGCTTTGTCAGTAACCCACCATGAGATACCTGGAATTTTAGCTACACCCTCACTCAAGGTCATAACCTCGTGGGCAAAGGCTGTAATTCCTGGTGCATCGGCATAACCACCATCACCGTTGTATGCCCTACCAACAGGCACTATCGGTTTTTTCCAAAACTTAGCATAAATGTCTAAACTACGGTGTAGGTATGTTGTTGCTGCTATTGCCCCTTTACCCTGCCAGTACATCATCGGCATTGCTAAATCCACTGTTTCTTGAAATGCGTTTGCTACTTTGATAGGATGCCATTCGCCCCCTCTAGGGCTTAACGGTAGTGCCCACCAACATAATGCCTGTTCAAGCAGCGGGAAGACTTTCTTAAACCCACGAGTAATGTATCGAGCACTGCCTATTGCGTTTACCTTTGAATCGAATGCCGTTTCGACATCCCAAATGTAACCATCTGGCTCAAATCTGAATGTTTGACTTATTGCAACATCCAATTCCCCTGCAGGATCTTGACCATAAAGAAAGTGCCAAAGATACAACTTTAATCCGGCATCTTTTAAAGCTTTGACCATTTCCGGACGTATGTTTTCTCCCCATCTAGGCCAAGGACTCCATCTTTTAATTTTCTGGACCCATGGTCCGTTTGCACCTTTTAAACAAACGCCTTCGAAATTGTTTTCTAGTAGAAATGTGACTAAGGCTTCTGGATCACCTCCTCCAACTGCAGGAATGTTCCAACTGAAAATTGATTTACCGTTGATCATTGTATTCTCCTTTCCTTATACAATAGTTATCGAGCACTTTATAGAAGAGTCATCGGACTTTTCCAAACCGATAAAAGGTCTCTTGAAAGGAGAAACGGCACGAAACCGTAATTTTTAAGTTCAATGACCCTTCTATAAAATGCTCGAAGTTTTGGGATTATTCTTCTGTTTTCTTATCTTCTCCATCTTGTTCTTGTTGTTGGACTGCTATGTTCACTTCCTCCCTACGAATAGCTCTGCCAGCAAGTTCCAACGCTCGGTGTATAGTATCAAACGCTACATCTCCACCAGAAATATTCAATGTAACTTGATCAGTTATACCGTTATACTGAAGGATTAAAGTAATTTCAGGAGTAGCCACAATTTTCAGCAACGCCTCTATTTTCTCCAGCTGTTCTTTCTTGTTATCTGTACCTAATAGTCCTTTAAATGTGCTCATAATTTTTACACCTTTTATTGTTTTTATTATTTATATCCAGTATCCATACACAGAGACCTGAGCGAGCAGAGAATTGGTAGAACCTGCTTGTCTCTTCCAATAAACATAAGAGTTTGACCCACCAGTAGCAGGAACTACACCAGAGTTCTCAAAACTTGAGTTTGCCTTCTGACATCTTACGATTACGGCGTAAGGAGAAGCGGTACTACCTCCTATAGAAAAGTACTGATTTCCATTATCCTGAGAATTAGTGTCAATGGCATAAATTCGAACAGCAATCGCCTTGACGTAATTAGGAAGAGCGGTTGGTGTCAAGTTGATGCTTCCAGATCCTGACGAACCAGCAGCGTAATAAATTTCTATCGGCGCAATTAATGGAATAAATATGTAACCCGTAAGAGCACTTCCCCTATAAGGCCTCAATTGACCAGTGTATAATATGTCCCCAGCTGACCCTGCATAACTCGAAGTTCCTACGGTAAGAGTACTGCCTACGTAGAGAGTATTAGGTATCCAAATTTTCTTGCCGGTGCTTTCATTTATTCGGAGCCACGTAGTACCTGTAGCCTTTATGTCTCCAACAAGTGTTGAGCCACTATAAATGTTTAATCGAATAGCCGCAAGTACACCATTACCAGCATCACTAATACTTGAAGTAACAGATAGACCACCATCTATTCGCATATGCCGAGGAGAGTAAACACCCTTATTAGTTTTGTGATTTAGTTTCAACCATGTTGTATTGTCTGACCCAATTTCTCCTACCTTAACTGCACCTTGATAAAAGGTCATGCTGTCATCGTCTACAGAACCACTAACATAACCAATAACTGCACCACCACCTAAATATAACCTTTCAGTAGCTTTTATACGTCCGACAGTTGTAACGGGTGAACTGTTACCAACATATAAACCTCCAGTTAAATAAGCGTTACCAGATAAGTCTATTCCAAACCGATTGGTTAATGCAAGCGCCTCCCCCGCTGAACGAGTCGTAGTATCACCACGGTAAAGTAAACCACTTGCTAGTGCAATATTAAGTACCGCAGCTTTACCCGCTTTTATAGCTTTCCAATTAGAGCCATCAAAGTACGCATTAGATGATAAATATATATTGCCCTCAGCTTCTATAAATCCATAATCATTAACTGAACCATCATGTACAAATAAATGTCCATACCCTAACGATCGAGGATGAGCTGCACCAATAGCTAAACCACCAGATACAATTCTGCTACCATTAGCTAATAGATATTGTGAGTGATCATCATCAGCTAAACCATCTAAAGCTCCATGATCAGTAAGTCCACCGCCTTGTTCCCACAGTGTATCAACGAGGTCAATAAATTTGTTTTCATTTGGCTCTTTGCCATCTTCGAAATATGTTTTTAATACAGCTTTTGAAACTTCAGGCATACTGACCTCCTTGATAGATTGGTTTAGGGCGTAGAAGTTGCTTTAGCGATGATAAAAGAATAATTGATCGCCTTAGCGGAATCTTCTACGCCCCCAGCCCGCAATCTGCAGCGTTGTTTCAGTCAAATATCCCCCCGGGGAATTTTTTACG